TTGGTCAAGGTGTCACAGTCGCATTAAATGATGTAGTCATACCTGGTGCAGGAACAACTTCGACGTTCAACGGATATTTAAAAGGTATAATTACTGGAGTATCAACTGATTCAGTCAACAGTGCATCAACATTCGATGTTAAAATCGTATCTCGTGTAACTGGTGCTGCTGGAACAAGTGGAAACTACTCCGAGACTAACATTGATTACTCTGAAGGAACAAGATTCGGATCAATCAAAGCATCAGATGCAGTGTTCTTTGTTAATGCTACTGGTATTAACACCAGCACACAGGGTAATAGCATTACAGCACAATCAATGTCTGTTCAAACAGTTGCTGACTGGTATAATTCACAGACTCTAGATTTAGATAATGCATCTATATTCTGGAAATCACTAGCACCAAAACCAACAACTAACACTTATGTGTCAGATAGAGCTGGTGAGGGTGATGGTATTCATGTCGCTGTTGTTGATGACTTTGGAGTTGTAACTGGTATTAAAGGTAATGTTATTGAGAAGCATCTAGGTCTTTCAAAAGCGGTTGATGCTGTTTCATCTGTAAATTCACCTCAGAAGATATACTATAAGAACTACGTTGCAGACTTCTCTGATAATATATACGCAGGATTCAATCCATCAAACTCAGAAGACACTTATCATAAGACTGCTCCAAGAGCAACTGGATTCGGAACTGCATTTACACCATTCTCAATAGCAGAAGGATTATGGAGTTCTAATGCACAAGACACTACATTTTCTGCTATCGGTAATGTAACATACACACTTGGTGGTGGTGAAGATTACCAAGCAGGAGTTCCACAACTTGGTGGAAACGGTGGTATGAGAGCAGATTTAGGTGATCTGATGACATCCTACGATGAGTTCTCTAACAAAGATGAGATTGAAGTTGACTTCCTCATCATGGGGCCAGGATGTAGTTCTAAAGATCAATCTCAAACAAAAGCAAATAAACTAATCGCACTTGCCACTGCAAGAAAAGACTGTATTGCTACTATCGGGCCACACAGAGCAGATTTAGTTAACATTACAAATACAACAACTCAAACAAGTAACTTAATTGAGTATTTTAGCCCACTGACAAGTTCTTCTTATGCAGTATTTGATAGTGGTTACAAGTATACATACGATAGATTCAATAATGAATTCGTCTTTGTTCCAACAAACGGTGATATCGCTGGATTGATGGCAAGAACAAGTCTTGTTTCATTCCCATGGTTCTCACCAGCAGGGCAACAAAGAGGATTAATAAACAATGCTATTAAATTAGCATACAATCCAACAAAAGATCAAAGAGATCAACTTTATCCTCAGAGAATCAACTCTGTTATCACCAAACCTGGTGTAGGAACATTACTCTTTGGTGATAAAACTGCATTATCATTTGCATCAGCATTTGATAGAATTAACGTTCGTCGTTTATTCTTAACTGTTGAACAAGCTCTTGAGAGTGCTGCTGAAGCACAACTCTTTGAGTTAAATGATGAACTTACAAGAGCAAACTTCAGAAACATTGTTGAACCATTCTTAAGAGATGTCGAAGCAAAACGAGGTATCTACGGATTCTTAGTTATTTGCGACACTACAAATAACACTCCTGATGTTATTGATAATAATGAGTTCAGAGCTGATATCTTCTTGAAACCTGCGAAGTCAATCAACTACGTTACTCTAACGTTTGTTGCAACTAGAACAGGAATCAGTTTTGAAGAAGTCGCTGGCCGCGTTTAACTTTATAAATATAACTATCGGAGGAAACTAAAACAATGGCCGTATCAAGAGACAACAAAACAATCTCAGAATTTAAATCCAGATTACTGGGTGGCGGTGCTAGACCGAATCTATTTGAAGTTGAATTAACAGGTTTGCCAACGAGTGTAGCACTCCCATGGCAAGCAGAAAGATTTGGTTTCTTATGCAAGGCAGCACAGATGCCAGCACAAACCATCGCTAACATAGACGTTCCATTTAGAGGTCGTATTTTTAAAGTCGCTGGTGATAGAACAATTGAAAACTGGTCAATCACAATAATCAACGATGAAGACTTCTTATTCAGAAATGCATTTGAAGAGTGGACACAACAGATCGCAAACCTAGATGATAACATGGGATCAACAAACCCTGCATCATATATGGTAAATGCTAAAGTTTATCAATTAGGTAGAGGATCTACACAAGCAAGTCAAAACAATGGTGGTGACTCAAACGTAGTTCTAAAAGAATATGAGTTTATTGATATATTCCCAGTATCTGTAGGATCTATTGATTTATCTTACGATTCAACTGATACTATTGAGGAGTATACTGTTGAATTTGCAGTTCAGTCTTACAGACTTAAGGGTGCTGGAGTACAAGGTTAATTTAAGTTGACTAAATAGAAGAAAGAAACTATAATTCATATAGAGTAACTCTATTATGGCTAAATTATTTGGATTCTCGATAGAGGATTCCGAACCACTATCTCCTACTGCGGTCTCTCCCGTTCCTCCAAATAATGAGGATGGGAATGATCACTATATGAGTAGTGGTTTTTTTGGTTCTTATGTAGATATGGAAGGTATCTACAGAACCGAATATGATATGATCAAAAGATATCGTGAATTAGCACTTCAACCAGAAGCTGATAGTGCTATTGAAGATATCGTTAATGAAGCAATTGTATCTGACACAAATGATACACCTGTTCAAATTAATCTTGACAATTTAAATGCTAGTGATGGTATAAAAACAAAGGTTAGACAAGAATTTAAACATATTTGCGATCTATTAGATTTTGATAAGAAAGCACATGAAATCTATAGAAACTGGTATGTAGATGGAAGAATATATTATCATAAGATAATTGATTTAAAAAAACCTGAAGAAGGTATTCAAGAATTACGTTATATTGACGCAATTAAAATGCGTTATGTTCGTCAACAAAAAAAGACTAAAGGTGACGGGGGAATTAAAATAAACAGGGGTAATACACCAGATCCTATGGATTATAAATTTCCAGAGATCGAAGAATTTTTTATATACAATGCTAGTGGCAAATATCCAACAGGAAATATAAATGCAACTGGTGCTAGTCAAGGAATGAAAATAGCCAAAGATGCAATTACATATTGCACTTCTGGTTTAGTAGATAGAAATAAAGGAGCAACACTTTCATATCTTCATAAAGCAATCAAATCTATCAATCAACTTCGTATGATTGAAGATAGTTTGGTGATTTACAGACTTTCAAGAGCTCCTGAGAGAAGAATCTTCTATATAGATGTAGGTAATTTACCTAAGATAAAAGCAGAGCAATATCTCAGAGATGTGATGATGCGATATCGGAACAAATTAGTTTACGACGCTAACACAGGAGAGATCCGCGATGACAAGAAGTACATGGCAATGCTTGAAGATTTCTGGCTCCCTAGGAGAGAAGGAGGCCGTGGAACTGAAATTTCTACTTTGCCTGGAGGTCAAAACCTTGGTGAAATCACGGATATTGAGTACTTCAAAAAGAAATTATATAGGTCGCTCAACGTACCGCCTTCCAGAATGGATGGAGAGGGAGGATTCAATTTGGGAAGATCCTCAGAAATATTAAGAGACGAATTAAAATTCACAAAATTTGTAGGTAGATTAAGACATAGATTTTCTAGAATGTTTGACGATATGCTGAGAACTCAGCTTATATTGAAGAACATTATTACCCCAGAAGACTGGGAAATAATGAGTGAACACATACAATATGACTTTTTATATGATAATCACTTCTCTGAATTAAAAGAAACAGAACTCTTTAATGAGAGAATTACAGTTGCAGCAGCTGCTGAACCATACGTTGGAAGATACTATTCTCAAGATTATGTAAGACGTAGAATACTTCGTCAGACAGATATGGAGATAATAGAGCAAGACGCATTAATGAAAAAAGAAATTGCTGATGGTGTAATTCCAGATCCAAATGCACCAGTTGATCCACAAACAGGTCAACCAATTGGTGGGGAAGATCTAGGAGCTCCAGTTATGGAACCTGAGATAGATGGGTCTGCAACTGAAGCACCAGAACTACCTAAAGGTGGTGAAATATAATCTGCACTACCTGTAGTGTATAAATACTATACGAGTAATTTAAAATCATGGATGAATTAATGGATATGATGGCAACTGACGAGTCTCCATCACAAATCAGCGATAAGATCAAAGAGATTCTATTCAATAAATCAGCAGAGAGAGTTGATGCTTTCAAAACTGATGTTGCGAATGGAGTTTTTGGTGATGTCGATGTTGATGATGAAGAATTAGATGATGAAGTTGTTGATGAAGTTGAAGTTGAAGATGAAGTAGAAACTGAGGATGAAACCGAAGTTGAAACTGAATTAGAAGATCAACAATAAATTATAAATAAAAGTTAAATGAAACTATTAGCATAATGGCACATAGAACCGTTGGAGTAGGTCAAACGATCCGTTTATCGGGAACAGCGACGACATCTACTGCATTTAAAGTACAATCAAATGTTTTAAGAATAGTAGCGTCGGGTGCTAATGCCTATGTTGCGATAGGAACTGACCCAGTTGCAACTGCTACTGATTATATGGTTACTTCTAATCAACCAGAAACTTTAGCGATGTTAAAAATGTCGCAAAGAGTTGTTAGTATTACTAAAGGATCAACAACAGTTCTTGCAGCTCCTGAAGGAACTCAAATGCCTTTTAATTTAGGTGATCGAGTTACTTTAGATTATGAAGGTGATTCTACAAATGACTCTAATTATACTACTTTAATTAATGACACAAAAGTTGTTGGTAAAAGTAGAAGTGCTGGAGTCGGTGGTGACTTTGAAGAAAAAATCACTGTTGAGGCAAACACTGCTGGTGTTTCTACTGCATTCACTCCAACAGGAAATGCTACATTATTCATGTCTAATAAAGTATCTGTAATTTCACCAAATTCAGATGCAAACTCAGTTGTTCAAATTCAACAAGTTCAAACTACAGGTAGTGCGTAATGAAACTAATTAGGGAAGAAATCGAATCTGTTGAGTTTCTTGTCGAACAAAAGAACGGCAAGAAATCAATGTATATCGAAGGTGTTTTCTTACAAGGAAATATCAAAAATCGTAACGGCAGAATGTATCCTATGGAAACTCTTCGTAGAGAAGTTGGTCGTTACAATGAGAATCATATTCAATCAGGTCGTGCTCTTGGAGAACTTGGTCATCCAGAAGGCCCAACTGTAAACCTTGATCGTGTATCTCATAAGATCGTTTCTCTAAAAGAGAGTGGATCTAACTTCATTGGTAAAGCTAAAATCCTTAATACACCAATGGGTAAAATCGCATCTTCTTTAATTGAAGAGGGTGTAAAACTTGGCGTATCTTCTCGTGGTGTTGGTTCACTCCAACAGACAAAAGAAGGTTTCGCTGTAGTCGGTGAAGATTTCATGTTAGCAACTGCTGCAGATATCGTTGCCGATCCTTCAGCTCCTGATGCTTTTGTAGAAGGAATTATGGAAGGAAAAGAGTGGGTATGGGATGGTGGCATACTTCGTGAGAAGTTTGCAACTAAAACATATAAACAGATTAACACTCTAGTCGATCAGAAAAAACTAGATGAGCAGAAATTAAATCTGTTCAGTGATTTTCTGTCTAATTTATAACTTTTCTAAATAAATTATAGTTCTCAATAATCTAAATAACTTTTGGAGCAATAAAAAGCAATGGCTAAGAAACAATTACAAGAAATGGATGTAGCAGCTGGAACTAAACAGTCTAAGACTGCCGTGAACGCCAACGCTAAACCAGCAATGCCGATGGATACATCAGTAGCAGGGAGCGTTGAGGATCTCGGAGGCCCTACACCAATGAATTACAAACCAGATGATGATTCAGCAAAGCTAAAAACACCTGGTGGCACTTTAAAGCAAGTTAAAGATGTCGTTAATTCAAAAGCAAAACCTGCAGAACCAATGAAAGGTGGTATGAAGGAAGAAGACGAAATCGTCGATGAGGTTATTGAGGAGGAAGAGGTAACTACTGATGAGGTAGTTGCTGAAGAAGAATCTACTGAGGAAGTAGAAGTTGACATCGAGGAAGATGTTAATGCACTCTTTGGAGGAGAAGACCTTTCTGAAGAGTTTAAAGAAAAGGCAAAGCTTGTTTTCGAGACAGCTCTTAATTCTAAAGTTTCTGAAGTTAAGGAAGCATTAGAAGCAAAATACCAAGAAACACTTGAAGAAAGAATCGCTGAAGAAAAAGCATCTCTTTCTGAGAGAGTTGATAATTATCTTGAGTATGTTGCAGATGAGTGGTTCACCGAAAATGCTCTTGCAGTTGAGCAAGGGTTAAAAACAGATATGACAGAATCCTTCTTAAGTGGGATGAAGTCACTCTTTGAAGAACATTATGTAACTATCCCTGATGACAAATATGATGTGCTGGAAAGCATGGTAGAAAAACTAGATGACATGGAGACCAAGCTCAATGAGCAGATTGAGAAGAACGTTAGTTTAAACAGTAGACTCGGTGAGTCTGTTGCTAATGGTATTCTTGAATCAGTTTCTGAAGGATTAGCATCCACCCAGAAAGAAAAGCTCGCTTCACTTTCCCAAAGTGTAGAGTTTGAAAGTGAAGAATCTTATCGTGAGAAGTTGGAGACACTTAGAGAGTCATATTTCTCTTCTAAAGCAAAGTCACCAGCTGCTAAATCTGATACAATTTCAGAAGGAGTCGATAGTGCAGATGCACCAGATGTATCTAACGCAATGGCTGCTTACATGAAGACAATATCAGCATTTGGTAAATCCTGATTTCGATATTAAACAAACGCAAACACTAATTTTTTAAGCAAATGTTCCAATCAGAACAACTGCAGGAAAAGTGGAAGCCGCTATTAGAGTATGAGGGTCTTGATCCAATCAAAGACAACCATCGTAAAGCAGTTACTGCTGTCTTGCTAGAAAACCAAGAAAAATTTTTAAGAGAAGAGCAAGCATTCTCATCAGGTATCAACTTGATGGAAGCTCCTCCAACTAACGCAGCAAACGCTGCTGGTGCTGGCGGTGGATTTGGTGGTAGTGCAACTGCTACTGGCCCAGTCGCTGGTTTCGACCCAGTTCTTATCTCATTGATCAGAAGATCTATGCCTAACTTGGTGGCATATGACCTTGCTGGTGTACAACCAATGAGTGGCCCAACTGGATTAATCTTCGCA